ACCCGACGGAAACTGCGGCCGCTCCCGAAAAATCTCCGCGGGTGACGCGCAGGAAGCCCGCGAAGGCCGGCCGCGTCGTGGCGACGATGACCGCGGGGCAGGCGCTCCTCGTCGAGTGCGACGCGACGAGCGGGGCACTGGCGCCGCAGCTCGGCGTGAGCCGCAACACGGTCGCGTGCTGGCGGCTCGGGACGAAGCGGCCGAGCGAACCGGCGCGCGCGCAGATGTACACGCTGCTCGGGATCCCGCGCGAGGCATGGTCGCGAGCGGCCGGCACGCCCGCCCCGGCCGCGGATCTGCCGCCGGCCACGCCGGCGAAGAAGCGCGCGAAGGGCGAGCTCGGGACGAACACCGAGGAGGTCGAGAGCGCGATCACGTCGCTCAACGCCGAGCTCGCGAAGCCGGGCCTCGAGCCCCACGCACGCGCGCGGCTCGAGGACATCCGGCTCAAGGCGGTCGGGATCCGCGCGCGGCTCGAGCGCGATCGCGACGTCTTCGACGCGCGCGTCGTTCGGTCGTCGCCGTTCTGGCGCCGGGTGAAGGGGCTGCTCATCGACGCGCTCAAGCCGCACCCGGCCGCGGCCCGCGCGGTCGCGGCGGCGCTCGAGGCAGCGGAGGGCTCGGCGCAGTGACGAGCTCACGCGCGAGCGAGGTCGATCGTCGCCGGCGTCGGCCGCGCGTCGAGCGCGTGTCGCCGGAGGGCGACCTGCTCGAGGGCCTGCTCGCGATGCTCGACGTCGTCGACAGCGGAATGGCGAGGCAGTTCCGCGCGGACCCGATCGGTTTCTTCCGCCGGATCCTCGGGGTCGTGCCGTGGGCGAGGCAGGCCGAGATCATCGAGGCCATCTGGGAGCACGACCGGGTCGCGTGCAAGAGTGGGCACAAGGTCAGCAAGAGCAACACCGCCGCCGGCGTCGCGCTCGGCTTCTACTCGAGCTTCGACGACGCGCGCGTGATCATGTCGTCGACGACGTCGCGCCAGGTCGACCAGATCCTTTGGCGCGAGGTGAAGATGCTGCGCGCCCGCGGAGGTCGATGCGTCGAGTGCAAGGAGGCCGGGCGCGACGAGCGGCCGTGTCCGCACTCGGCGCTCATCGAGGGCGACATCGGCGAGCTCGCGCGCACGGGGCTCAAGAGCGCCGACTTCCGCGAGATCGTCGGCTTCACGGCGAAGGAGGGCGAGGCCGTCGCGGGCATCTCGGGACGGCGGCTGCTCTACATCGTCGACGAGGCGAGCGGCGTGCCCGACGAGATCTTCGAGGCCATCGAGGGCAACCGCGCGGGCGGCGCGAAGATCCTCCTTCTCGGCAACCCGACGCGCACGCAGGGCTACTTTTTCGACGCGTTCCACGAGAAGAAGGCGTTCTGGCACTGCATCACGATCTCGAGCGAGGAGAGCCCGAACGTCGTCGAGGGGCGCGAGGTGATCCCCGGGCTCGCGACGCGCGAGTGGATCGAGGAGAAGAAAGAGGAGTGGGGCGAGGACTCGCCGCTCTACCGCGTGCGCGTGAAGGGCGAGTTCGCGACGCGCGAGGACGGGCGCATCTTCTCGATTCACGCGATCGAGCAGGCCGAGCAGCTCTGGCACGACAAGTCGATCGCGGTGGCGGGGCGGCTCTTTCTCGGCGTCGACCCCGCGGGCGCGACCGGCACGGGCGACGAGTCGGCCTTCGCAGCGCGGCGCGGCAAGAAGGTGCTCGAGCTCGTCACGAAGCGCGGGCTCACCGAGGAGGGCCACCTCGTCTGGATCGTCGGGATGCTCACGCGCCTGCGCCAGCCGCGCGAGATCCCCGTCGTCGTCGTCGACCGCGAGGGCGGCATCGGCTCGAAGCTCGCGGTGCTGCTCCGGAGCTACGCCGACGAGCACAAGACGTCGCTCGTGCTCGTCTCGGTGCGCGCGAGCGATCGCGCGGTGCGCCAGCCCGTCGTCTACGACCGCATGCGCGACGAGCTCGCCGCGAACCTCGAAGCGTGGTTTCGCGACGGCGGCGCGATCCCCGAGGACACGCGGCTCGAGGGCGAGCTGCACGAGCTCGAGTGGGAGCCACAAGCGAACGGCCGCGTGAAGATCACGCGCAAGACCCAGCTCCGTAAGGCACTCGGCCGCTCGCCCGACCGATACGACGCGGTCGCGCTCTGCGCGTGGGAGCCGCTCTCGCTCTCGGACGAGTCTCCCGTCGACGATGCGGGCGCGCCGCAGCGGCGAGGTCCGCGCGCGGATGACGGGGGAGGCGGCGGTGGCGGGAGCGAGATCGATCCCTACGGCACCGGGATCGATCCGTACGGGTGACACGTGATTTCCGCTGCGAAACGTCGACTGATCTGGGTGGTTTTGCATCGGACGACCGCGCGCGAGGTCGCCGCCCGCTGTCGAGTCCATCCCTCGCAGGTGTCGAGGTGGATTTCTGGCGAGACCATCCCGGGCCCGACGGCACGCGTGAAGCTCAGAGAAATCTACGGGATCTGCGAAGCAGACTGGCGCGTGTAACCCGGACCCTCGCGCGGGTGACACGATCGAGTTGCGTGCAATCGTCTCCGGGTGCGGCGATCTCTTGCGCGTGGGTTGGCGGTCGACGCTCGCAGCGCTGCTCGGGATCTCGGCGTACACGCCGCCGGCGCCCGACGCGGCGCAGCTCGGCGACCCCGAGGTCGACCGGATCCGATCGCTGTTCGGCGGGCAACTGCAGATCCTGCCGCAGAGCCAGACGCGCTGGTACCTGGCCGATCTCGAGGCCGCGATCTACGCCGCCGACCAGGGTTTCATCGCCCCGGCCGCGCGCCTCATGCGCGCCGCGCGCGGTGACGGCCATCTCGCCGGCGTGCTCTCGACGCGCACCGAGGGCCTCGTGCGGCTGCCGAAGCGCTTTCGCGGCAACGCGGAGGCGATCGGCGCGCTCAAGGTCGGCGAAGAGGACGCGCGGTCGGTCTTCGACGAGATGTTTCCGGCGAGTGAGCTCGGCGTCTTCACGGCCGACTTCGTCTCGCTCGGCGTTGCGATCGGCGAGCTCGTGCCGGTCGAGGGGCGCGACTACCCCGTCTTCGTCCGGCTCGATCCCGAGTTCTTGCAGTACCGGTGGTACGAGAACCGCTGGTACTTCCGGTCTATCGCGGGCCCGATCCCGATCACGCCAGGCGACGGGCGATGGGTACTCGCGACGCTCGGACGCTCGAGCCCGTGGCAGAACGGGAACTGGCGCGCGCTCGGCAAGGCGTTCATTCGCAAGGAGCACGCGCAGCACAACAAGGACAACTGGGAGGCGAAGCTCGCGCAGCCAGCGCGCGTCGCGGTCGCTCCGGCCGGCGCGAGCGAAGAGCAGGCAGAGGGATGGTTCAAGCGCGTCCTCGCGTGGGGCAAGAACACGGTCTTCGGGATGCGCCCCGGCTACGACGTCAAGCTCCTTGAGAGCAACGGCCGTGGCGCCGACTCCTTCGTCGCGACGATCTCAGAGCAGAACGGCGAGATCACGATCTGCATCGCCGGCCAGACGGTCACGACCGACGGCGGCGTCGGGTTCGCGAATGCCGACATCCACAAGTCGATCCGCGCAGACCTCATCAAGGCGACGGCCGACGCGCTCGCGTACGTGCTCAACACGCAGGGGATCCCGCCGTGGCTCATCGCGCGCTGGGGCGACGACGCGCTCACGACGCACGCGGTCGTCGTCGAGTGGGACGTCACGCCGCCGGCTGACCTGGCGAGCGGCGCGCAGGCGCTCGTGTCGGTCGCGAGTGCACTCTCACAGCTCACGAGCGCGCTCGCCGCCCACGGGCTCGCGCTCGACGTGTCGGAGCTCTGCACGCGGTTCGGCGTGCCAGTGAAGGGCCCGCTCGCGGTCGAGAGCGCGCCAAAGAAGCTCGACCTCGCGCCGACCGATCTCGCGAAGGTCGTGAAGGTGCGCGAGGCGCGCAGCTCGCAGGGCCTGCCGCCGTTCGGTGATGACCGCGACGAGAAGACGGTCACGCAGCTCGGCGAAGAGGCCGCGGTCGACGCGACCGCAACTGCGGCGCCGGCGACGCTCCGGGTGGCGGCATGACGAAGCGCCGCGAACGCTTCGCGCCGCAGGGCATGCTGGTGCTCGAGCCGAAGGCGTTCGGCTTCTTCTTCGACGTTCCGGATCCGCCGACCGTCGAGCGCGAAGGCGACGTCGCGATCGTCTCGATCCGTGGGCCGCTCCTGCACCACGACTGCTGGTACGCCGATTCGTACGATGCGATCGGGCTGCGTGTGCTCGCCGCGCTCGAGACGTCGCCGCGCGCAGTCGTTCTGTCGATTGATTCGCCCGGCGGCGTCGTCTCCGGCTGTTTCGAGACGGCGAACGAGATCCGCGAGATCTGCGCGGCCGCCGGTGTGCCGCTCTACGCGTACGTCGACGGGCAGGCCACGAGTGGCGCATACGCGCTCGCGTGCGCGGCCGAGCACATCGTCGCTCCGCCGACCGCATGCATCGGATCGATCGGCGTCATCTCCGAGATCGTTGACGCGACCGGCCAGGCAGCGGCGTTCGGCGTGAAGGTGAAGCTCGTCACCTCGGGCGCGCGCAAGGGCGACGGGCATCCGCAGCAGCCGATCAGCGAGGGCACGGTCGCCGCGGTCCAGACGCAGGTCGACGAGCTCGCGCGGCTTTTCTTCGAGCACGTGGCCGCCGCGCGCGGAATGGCCCCCGAGGCCATCGCGGCGCTCGAGGCGGGCGTGATGACAGGTTCGGTCGGCGTCGGTGCCGGCCTCATCGACGAGGTCGCGAGTCTCGACCAGTTCCTTGCGGCGATCGCAGCCGGCGAGGTCCCAGCGAAAGAGGAAGAAACCATGGGCACGCAGGTATCGAAGAAGTTCGAGGACGCGGTCGCGACGCTTCGCAAGCTCGCCGAGGGCGACGACGACGACGCGAAGAAGGCCAAGCGCATGCTCAAGGCCGAGCTCGAGGACGAGGCGCCGCCGGCGGACGAGCCCGACGGCGACGAGCCCGCCGAGGATCCGAAGAAGGAAGACGCGACCGCGGCTGCCGCTGCCGAGGACCCGAAGAAGTGCGAGGACACCGCGGCGGCCGCGCTCGGCAAGCAGGTCAGCGCCATTGGCGCGCAGGTCGCGAAGATCGAGGCGCAGCAGATCGCCGTCGCGAAGGCCGCGACCGCCGCGGCGGAAGCGTCCGAGCGCGCGACGCTCCTCGCCTCGCGCACCGACTGGTCGCCCGAGCTCGTGGCGGTCATGGAGAAGGCGCCGATCGAGACGGTGCGCGAGAGCGTGAAGAGCCTCCCGCGCGGCCTGCCGCGCAAGCCCGCCGCGGCCGCGATGGTCGTGGGCACGCGCGGCGACGGCCAGGGAGACGGCAACGCAGCACGCCAGTCGCCCGAGGCCGCCTCCGAGATGGCTCGGGCAATGGGGCTCGAGCACGAGATTCACACCGGCATCATCGACGCCGGCCAGGTCCTGATCCTCGGCGCGACCGTGCCGGGAAAGAAGGCGTGACATGACCGACCGCATGCGAAAGTTCACCAAGAAGAAGCAGCACAGCGTCGCTCTCACGAACGCCGTCACGGTCTACCCGAACGAGCCCGCGTTCATCGACACGAGCACGGGCAAGGCGACCGTCGGCGCGGTGAGCGAAACGCTGCTTCCGGTCGGCGTCTTCACCAAGGCGCAGACGGGCGACGGGACCACGAAGGCGCTGATCGACCTCTTCGAGGAGATCACGCTCGAGTGGCTCGACAACGACGGCACGTCGCCTGTCGCGGCCGACGACATCGGTAGCGAGTGTCACGTCAAGGACACCGTCACGGTGTCGATGGACGGCACGTCGCGCTCGAAGGCCGGGCGCGTCTGGGACGTGAGCGCGCTCGACGGCGTCGCCGTGCAGATGGGCTCGGCCGTCACCGGCCCGACCGGCGCATCCGGCTTCGGCCTCGCGGCCGGCTCGCTCGCGACGAAGGCGGCCATCAAGGCGATCGCGGCGGCCGACCGCTTCGAGGGCATGCTCGTCGTGTGCCGGGCGGACGGCTCGCTCTGGCGCTTCGCCGCGACGTCGACGCTGCAGGACGACGAGGGGCAGGAGCTCGTGCTCGAGCCCGACGCGTCGACCGGCGCGTGGATCCGCGTCGACAAGACGGCGATCATCAAGCTGCCGCTCAGCTACGCGGACGCCGACCACCACACGCTGCTCACCGTGCCCGTCGGCTTCGTGATGCGGCTCATCGGCCTTCCGTTCTGGGAGGTCACCACTGGGTGGACCGGTGGCTCGTCGAGCGCGATCGGCGTCGCGACCGACATCACCGGCTACGACACGGCCGGCGACATCCTCGGCGGTGCCGGCGGTGACGTCGCTGCGACACTCGTGGCCGGCATCATCCCCGGCACGATCGGGCCGAAGCTCGACACCGAGGCCGAGCGCCAGGCGCTCGTGCTGCAGGCCGGCGACCTCGTCACGTACGAGGAGATCACCTCGGCGTTCACCGCCGGCGAGGGCTTCGTCTGCATCCCCGTCGCCATCCTCGCACCGGCCGCGTGATCGCGGACTGAACGAAAGGACCCACGATCATGTCTGCCATCACTCCCGAGTTCACGATCGACCTCCAGAACAACGTCAAGCGGATCGCCGCGCGCGAGTACGAGCGGCTCGTCCAGCCTGGCAAGCTCTGGTGGACGAAGGTCACCCGCCGGCGCCCGTCCCAGAGCAAGACCGAGCGCCTGCTCTGGCTGCTCGACACCGCGCGCATCGAGCGCGTCGACCCGGGCTCGGTGAACTTCGAGGACGCGGTCTCGAAGTCGACCGAGTTCGAGGCGCTCTTCGCCTCGGCCGGTCTCATGATCAAGAAGGAGCTGCTCGAGGACCTCTTCAACGGGATCAACGGCGGCGAAGGCCTCGATCTCGCGGCGCACTGGGCGCGGCAGATGGGCATCCTCGCGGCCTACTGGCCGCAGAAGCAGGTCGCTCTCGCGATCCGCGCGAACCCCGTGACGTACGACGGGAAGGCGTACTTCGCGACGGACCACCCGGTGAACCCGTTCAAGTCGGCGTACGGCGACTACGCCAACCTGATCACCGCAGCGGTGCTCAACACGGCCGGGCTCGGCGCGACGGCGGCGCGGATCGACACGGGCGTGACGGTCGATGTCGCGGTCGAGAACATCCAGCGCGTCATCGCGTACGCGGCGTCGATCAAGATGCCGAACGGCGAGGACCCGCGCGGCCTGCGGTGCGTGGGGCTCATGGTTCCGCCGGCGCTCGCGGCACGCGCGCAGCAGATCACGAACGCGAAGGTCATCGCGCAGGCTGCAGCGACCGGCGGCGGCGGCGCGGACGTCGAGGCCATCGTGCGCAACTGGGGCTTCGGCGATCCGATCCAGGCTGACGAGCTCGGCGCGTCGTTCTCGGGCGGCTCGAACACGAGCTACTACATGCTCATGGCCGACGCGGAGGCCGACGAGCTGCCGGCGTTCACGTACGTCGACCGCCAGCCGTTCTCGATCATCGCGCACACCCCGGCGACCGACGCCGATCTCGCGCGCACGCGTGAGCACCAGTGGACGACCGCAGGCCGCAACGTGGTCGGCCCGGGCCATCCGTACAACCTGTTCCGCGTCGACAACGCCTGAGCCTGAGCGCGCTCGACGCGCACCGTCACGGAATCGCCCGGCCCGCCGAGCCCTGAGAGGGGCAGAGCGGGCTTAGGGCGTTGAGAGACCCCGTGGCCGCCTACCTCACGCTCGCGACGTTCAAGGATCTGACCGTGATGCCCGACGCCGTCGTCGACGCCATCGAGGTCGCGTCGCCCGGCTTCATCGACAAGCAGCTCGGCATCTGGTCGCGGTGGATCGATGCGCGGTTGACGAAGCGCTACGCGAGCCCGTTTGTCGATCCCGCGCCCGACACCGTGAAGCTCTGGCTGCAGGCGATCGTGACCTTCCGCGCGTTCCTCAAGCGCGGTGTGGATCCGAACGACGAACAGATGGCCGAGATCAAAAAGGACCTCGATCAGGCCGTCGCCGAGATCAAGGAGGCGGCCACCGCAGAGACGGGGCTCTTCGAGCTCCCGCTCACCGAAGGCGGTGCCGGCGCGGTGAGCAAAGGCGGGCCGCTCGGCTACAGCGAGCAGTCACCGTACGTCTGGATGGATCGGCAGGCC